CGATGCGCCTGGCCATCTCGTCAGGGATCTTGGCATCTGGCCACTGGCGCTGGATGCTCTCACCCTTCATGCGCATGCGCCGGTAGACGTTGTCCACCTGCCCATTGGCACCCTCCTCGTAGCTCACCAGGAAGAGCGGCACGGGGATGAAGTTGAGCGGGGATACATCGTCGCCAGGCTGCACCATCATGGCTGCGGTGCCCACGGCCAGGTCGAGCAAAAACTCGCCCATGGCAATGTCCAGGTTGGACTGCCGCAGCACAGCGAACATCTTCTCGTTGTACAGGTCGAGGATCTGCTGGGCCTGGCTTCTGCGCTCCATGGGGATGTCAACGCCGGGATCCAGGCGGCACCATTTGCGTTGTGGTGGAAATACCACAGACTGCAATCTGTTTGCAAACCGTTGGGTGCTGTTGATTGCTGTACTGTCAAAGACCCGCTGCATCTTCTTGGATCCAACGGCACCACCCTCCCACACGCCATAGAGCTGGCGCTGGGGCAGGGCGAACTCATAGGCATCTTGGTAGAGCTGCTGGAATTCGTCCTTCTTGGTTTGCGCCAATTGCTGGCGCTTCAAGATTTGTTCTGGGGTCAGGCGCATGCCGCCTGGTGCTTCAGTCGTCGCCATTTTCTTCTTCCTTTTTGTCAGTGATGGGGCCACCGACCAGCCATGCGTCACAGGTGCGCGTGTCGGCGCACTTGAAGTGCAGCAGCTCGCAGTAACCCAGGCCAGCAGCCTCGATCACGTCTTCGTCGTATCCAGCCTCTTGCCGTGGATCCTTGGCCTCGATGCCAGCCTTGATGCATTCCAGCATCTGGCTGGTTTGAATGAATGCCGCGCAATTGCCGCAGCGCATGCCCATGGCCTCCATCACGCTGGTGTTGAGCATGGTGGCCTTCTTCAGCCAAAAACCGCGATTGTTTTTTGTGTCGTTGGGATTGGCCGGGCCATAGCCGTAGTTCTCAAACGCAAAGTTGCGAGCCTTGAGGTTTGCCGTCAAGTCGCGGGTTGCGATTGGGCAGGCATAAATTTCCTCTTCAACCTCAACGTCATCGATCATGCTGCGGCGGGTTGCCATCATTTGCCTTTCTTGAGCTTGTCGGCTTCGCTCATTGCAATGGCCACGGCCTGCTTCTGGTTGGTGACCTTGTCGCCACTTGAGCTATTGAGCTTGCCAGCCTTGTACTCGCGCATGACTTTGGCCACCTTTTGCTGCATCTTGTCTTTCATTTCCATCATCCAACTCCCAGTGTTTGTGTTGATCCCAGTGTGCCGCCACCACCCATGCTGCCGCCATAGCCCAGCGCTTGTTGGCCGCCGTTTGGCGCAGCACCCATGAGCAAAGGCCTGGCCGTTGCGGATCTGGCGGCGCGTTTGCGACCAGACTCACGCTCTGCACTCTCGCGCTGCACGCCCTCAAGCTCGGTGCGTGCTTTTTCTTTGACCAGTTCTGCTTGCTGTTCAGCATCAATGCGCTGCTGTTCAAGCGCCGCCTGCTCGGCCTTCAATCTCAGCGCTTCAGCAGCGGCCTCTTCTTGCAACTTCTTCTGCTGCGCATCGTATTCAGCGGCCTGCCTGGTGATGACATCACGCTCTTTCTGGGCCAGCTCCTCAATCTCGGCTTGAGCTTTATTGAATGCTTCTTGATCAGCCAGTCGCTGTGCTTCTACCTGCGCCGCATATGTCTTTTGCTTATTCTCAAAATCTATGCGCTCTTGCTCTGCTCTTGCTCTTTGCTCCTCAATATATCGTTGCGTTTCCGCATCAAGTTCTTTCTCTTGCGCATTTACATCTTCCACCTGCTTACCGAAAAGATCAGATACAGCTTTTGATAAACCTAAATCTTTGTCCAATTTTGCAAGAGCATCGCTTACTGCTTTTTCAACAGGCTGGGTTACGTTCGTAACCTCGCGAGTGATTGCCGGGAAAGGATCTACTTTCGCAAGCTCATCGCTTACGGGCTTGAGTAAGTTGGTAACTGGTTTGCTGAGAGCGGTAATTGGGTCTATCTTTGCAAGCTGACCAAAAAATCCTTTGTTTGCATTTGGGTCTGGTGCGTCATTGGCATAAACAGTCCCAATTAATTCACCCGGCGTTCCAGGTGGAGGCCTATCTTCAGTTGATGTAATTCGTAGGAACTCAGGCAATCCAGTTTTTGGGTTTGGCTGGCCAGAGCCGCCCATTGCCTTTAATGCTTCAGCTTCTTTGGGGTTGATGTGAGCAAGTATGGTGTCGCCACCACGCCCGTGTTTGCGCAATAGCTCGACCGCTTTCTTTATTGCACGCTTGTCTGACATATCAATACCCACGCAGGGATGTGACTTGCTGATCTTCCATGCCCATGCCAGCAAGGCCTGTTTCTGGTGTCAGTCTGGTTTCTGACAAGAGAGCTCGGCGGCCACTGCGGCGGCGAGCTGTCATCTGAGATGATTCTCGCTGGGCGATCTTGCGACGCTCGGCTTCCAGCGCTGCGGCCTGGTCGGCTGCTGCCTTTTCCATCGAGATCTTCTGCTCTTGATACTGCTTTTGCTGCTCGGCAAGCTGCACCTTGGCAGCCTCTGCGGCTTGGCTTTGTTGGGAGGTCAGGTTTTCCATGAGCTTGCGTTGCTCATCGGCAGTCAACTGGGTTTGTTGGAGCCTGGCCGCAGCGTCTGATTTTTGCTGCTCCAGGGAAGCGGCCTGCTGCTCGCGGTTCTTCTGTGACTCAGTAGCAGACTGCTCACGCGATAGACGCGCCGCCTCGATGGCTGCCTCGCGTGACTTTTGTGCTTCAGCGGCTGCAGTTTCACGCGCCAGCCGTGCCTGCTCCATGGACTCTGCCTGTGCTCGCTTGGCCTGGTCACGCGCTTCAGAAGCAGCCTTTCTCGATTCGCTTACAGAGTAGACAGTCGCAGCAGCAGCCACCAATGGAACCCACCAAACGAACTCAGGCTGGCCAGTTTCTGGGTTGATCTTGTTCTTTTCATGGCCAACCGTAAACTCATCCAGGTTGCCGCCAGAGCTCTTGAACAAATCGGCGATCATCTGCTTGTTTTTGGGGTCAGACATGATCTGGGCGGGGATGATGACCTCGCCCTTGGTCAGGTGGCCGACCATGTCATCAGTGCCGCGCCCCTTTTTGGCCGCTTTGTCCATGGCCCCCTCAAGATCACCGCTCATTGACTTCTCGATCATCATGCGTTTGTTGCGTTCTTTCATGGTCACCCCACAGTTGTCATGCAAGGGATTCTATTGGTCTTTGAACATGATGCAATGAGCTGTATATCAAGCAGATATATGCCTATGCAAACACGTCAAAGTCGGTATTGGCATTGAGTTGGCCAAGTGGCCTGGCACCGTAGCTGTTTGTGCGGGTCATGCGGTTGTATTCGCCACCGCCCAGCATCAGGTACCCGAAACTGTCGCCAATGTGTGAGTGTTCGTTCTTGTTTGGGGCATCTCTGAAGCGCTCCTGGCCAGCTCCGACCGCCACCCGCTTGAAGTGGTAGCCACCGCCCAGGGCTTTGCGCAGCAGCTTGCACTCGCGATTGACAATCAGCCCCGGCTTGCCGTTGATCAGGCGCTGCATGGGGGCTGCAGAGGCCTCGCGGCGCACCTTGAAGTCGTTGCTGGCCGTTGGCTGGGCCTTGAGCCCCAGGGTTCGCAGAAAATCAAAGGCTGTGACCTCATAAATCGCGTCCCTGGCCATGCCTGCCGGGTCGCCCCAGATCATCACCTGGTGATTTGGGTACCTTGAGTTGAGCTCGGCAAGCAATTGCTGGCCAAAACGCTCCAGACCCATGTCGAAGGTCACGATCTCATGCAAGATCTGCCATCTCCCGTTGGGCAAACGCTGGCCAATGGTGGCTGCCGGGGTCAATCCGAAGTCCAGGCCGACCTGGATGGGCACATTATTGCTCACTTCCACGTCACCAGACATCGAGCTGTCCTCGTATTCTGGCCAGACGGGCCTGCCTTCTTGCACATAGGTGTACTCGCCCCCGGCGTAGCAGCGGATCCAGTCCAGATTCTTGCCCAGCAGCATCTGCTGGTAGTAGCCGCCGGGCAGGTTGTTGACGTTCTCGGCGCGAGGGTTGAGCTTCCACCATTTGCCAGCGCTGTATATGTGGTCTTGGGCCTCGGGCATCTCGGGCAGGTCTTCGACATCGACCGGCACCACGCCACCAGGCTGCTTGAAGAACTTCCAGGCATAGGGGCCGGTCATCTTTTCCTTCTCGGCCATGTTGTGCCACCAGTGGTCGTCGTCCATGGGGTTGGTGTCCATCCAGATCCCATGCCATGAGGCACCGCCATCGCGCTTGGTGGGGTATCGGCCAACCCGGTGGGTCAGCCCGTCAATCACCGCCTTGGGCAGCTCACGCGCCTCATTGACCCAGGCACCCGTCAACTCCAGGGAGAGCAGCTTGCGCACGTCTTTTGGTTGATCAAGGGCCAGGAAGATGACCTCGCAGTCGATCCCCGCCGCATCCCCACGCGCAGGCAGCCGGATGTGGTGGGTGATGGGCGGTGTCCACAGCATGGGGCCAAAGGTGTTCTCAGGGAAGAGATCCAGCCAGGTCTTGATGGTGGTGGTCTTGAGCATGGGGTAGCTGTTTCGCACCACAGCCCAGCGCGAGTACTTGATGCCATCAATCGGGCTGGGCTTTTGTTGCACAGCCTTGAGCATGATCTTGGCCGCGCAGCCATAAGACTTGCCCGACCCCACCGGCCCCATGACACCCTGCACAAACGCCTTGCTCTGGATGAAGTCGTAGATCACCGGCGATTTGCTGAAGTCCAGGTTCAGCCCGGTGATGGGCACCTCCTTGCCTGATGTCTCTTTGGTTCTGCTCATATCGATCCTTAATTTGTTTCTTGCGCCAGCCCGTCATCATCAGCCTCACATTTCTCACAGCCCGGATGATCAGGATCCCTGCAGTCAGGGTTGGCCATCAGCCTGGCGCGATACCGGCGCATGTACAAATCCTCCATGCGCATCTCCATGATGTCTTGGTCATCTAGCATCATCTGGCTCCACGTCAGTCACGTCTGGTGCCATGACGTTGATGCCAAGCACAGACGGTCTATCCTCGCTGTCAGGGTTGTCCAGCAAGCCACTGGCTTTGGCCAGCAGCCGCAGCACCCCCACCTTGTCATACAGCTCGATCTCCAGCGTGCTGTATGTGTCGCCATCCTTGTCCTTCCTGGTCTGAACCCGGATGTTCTTGATCGCGTGCAGCGCATGCTCCGGGATCTCATGGCTTGCCTTGACCTTGACGTTGCCCTGGTCATCCCAGGACATGATGTCAGTCAGCTTGGTGTTGGCCATGGACAGCAAGGCATAGGCCACCGCCTCCTTGTTGGCCAGCAGCGTGCTCGACCTCTCCAGCCTGCGCTGCACAGATCTCACCCCACCCCAGTTGGTCAGGGGCGGCACAACAGGGCTTTGCTTAATTCTGGCCATCAAAAGGGTATATCGTCATCATTGTCAGCCGGTGCGGCACCCAAAGGCGGCACCGAGCTCGCCATTGGCTGCTCCTTGCACCTGTCGCCAATCTGACAAGAGATCCACTTTTCGCCAGCCTGGGTCGTCTTCGTCCAGCCCTTGAACCAGTGCA